TATTCTAAATTAGTTCTGAAAGTTATTTCGCATTCTGTTTGATATCCACTATGTTTTTCAGTGTAAAATCTAATAATCTCATATAACTCGCCTAAATCATAAGCGTAACTATCTGTGCTTAATAGTTTTTTTGTAACTTTAGGCTTTTTATATTTTATGCGTTTTTTCTTTTTACTATCGTAATAGTCTTTTTCTGTAGTGACTGCGGTTACTTTTATGTCATTATAGTTTATCATTATCTTTTACCTCTCTAATAGATTCCTTAACATCACAAACAAAAGAATCTAATGTGTAACAATTATTGCCTGTAGCTATAGTTTCTATAAGACCATTTAATTGTCTTAATGCTTCTTGCTCGTCAGTAAGTTCAAATGACATATTTTTTAAATACCAATCATCTTCACCTTTACGAATTTTTGTATTAAACAAAAATCTTTTTGTATAACTACTAATCATTATTATTTACCTCGCTTTTTTTGAATGTTTCGTTGAACCAAATTTCGTCAAGTTCACCTTGACCAATATATCCCTCGGATTTGTATTCTTCATCAAAATCTTGATGACAATCCCAACAAACAACAAAGCTATCTAATGAATTTGTTTTATTTTCATAAACTTCAATAGATATATCTTCATGTAGTATTGTTCCACATTCTCGACAAGGTTCTTTATATTGGTCGTAGTGATAATCAGGTATTTTATTAATTTCACTTTTAATCATTATTATCCTCTCTCTCTTTTTTAGCTCTCTTATAAAGTTTGTAAGATACATAAAAGAACACTACTAATAAGATTATGTCAGCTCCGTCTAATCCTTGCATAAACATTATAAAGACTCACTTACTGAATAATTAATCTCTTTTGTTTTAGGATTATACAAAGCAGTTTTAACTATATTGCCGTCAATCATAAAATCAAAACGCATTAAGCCGTCATCTTGATAGGTTAATTGCGTACCATGATCTAAAAACTCAAAAGAATTTCTTGAACTTGTGCCAACAAATACTTTTGTTTCAGTGTAGCCATTAGCTCCAAATGATTTGCTATATGGTTGTTTATAATCTGGGCTATTAACTTGATTATATATTTTATATTGTCTCATATTTATTTCGCTTTCTTCAATATCATTATAGATATTGATTAGAGGACTAATTAAAGCCCTCTAATAAATACCTAATTAAAAAATGGTTGTGGTTGTTCGTTATCTTGTTTAACGATCTGAAAGCCTACAATCCAATCGTAAGAAGAATATAATTTTAATTTTTTGTTAAGTTCTAACAAACTTAAATTAATATGATTCATCTCATAATCTGATTGAGTATTATCATTTGTTTGAATGAATAAAGTGTATTTAGACATTATTTTTCACCATTCCATTCAATTTCTAATTGATATTTTTTTCTAAGGTCTAAAACATAACTTTTAATATGTTTAATGTTATCCCAGATTTGACAATAATATTGAGCAATTTCTCTATCAGTCATGTGATATATTGATTTATTCCATTTAATTGTTTTCATAAATAACTCGCTTTCTTTTAACTATATTCTTGTTGGTATTCTGATTTAATTGGCTTTGTAATAAATTGCTTAGACCAATCACATTTACAATTTTTTAAATCATATTCATAAGCCTTTATATCATGCTCAAAAATTACCTCCCAATATTCTTTTTTTGGATTTAATTGTTGAATATAATCTTGTTGATCTGAATTGAGATCCTCATAATATTCTTTAAAAACATTTGAAACATCAGTCCACCTAGTTTCATAAGTTCCATTTAATAATAATACTTTGATTGGAACTATGTTTTTATTAAATAAAGTTTCTAATCCCTCTAAGTTATCGTCTTGCTCAAATTGATTGGCTATCTCTGTATAATCCATAATTTACTCGCTTTCCTCAATATCATTATAGATATTGATAAAAAGACCTAAAAAGATCTTTTTATAAATATCTAATTATTATTATAAATCCGACCTAGATTAATTAATCTATTCGCTGTTTCTTGGCTAATTCCATAAGCATCAGCTATTGCTTGAACAGTCAAATAATTATTAAAGTAATCAAGATAAAATTCGACTGCATTTATAGTTCTTAACATTAGAGCCATTCCTGTTTGATTGCGTAGCCATCATTAAAAAGCTCTCTTGATAAGGTATAGATTAAATGAAATCCCATATCCATACCGCAGCCGCCAACTTTAATTCCGTTGGTTTTGTCTGATACTTTCCAATCAAGAGCCTTTGACACTAAGTAAGTCCAATCTAATGGTCTATCGTTTTTTAATTGTCTAACTTTAATATGTCTCATCATTCCACTTCTTGAGACATGCTCTAATTGAGTGAATAAAGTATCACCTTTTTTTAATACTTCTTTAAGTCGTTGTATTGCATATTCTTTGTCGTGAACAATAGCACCAACTAAAAAAGGATTTTGATTTATTATTCTTTTTTCCATATTTAACTCGCTTTCTCAATAACTTAGTTATTGATAAAAAGACCACGAATGATCTTTTTATAAATATCTAATAATTATTATTTACCCACTCAATCAACTTATCGATAATAGTATTTTGATCTGTTCCTATTGATATTAATGATTTAAAATATTTAGCTAGTTCTGTATCATCATATAATAAATACTCATCAACATAGGTATAATTAGAAACGATACTATAAAGATTGTTTCTTGATACTTTTATAAGTCCGTTTGAATTTGAATACATTATGCTATATTCCTAACTTCCTTTCATATTCTGCGTTTAATCTGTCTATAAACTCATCAATTTGTTTTTGTTCAAAATTCATAAGATATCTACTAGGCATACAATCAAACGAAGTAATAAGAAAAACTATCTCATGATGAGTTAATTTTTTTAGATTGATATTAAAAATTAAATCATCTTTTCTTTTAGATGTTTTTATATTTGTCATTTGTTTACTCGCTTTCATTGTGGTTAGTAGATCAAATATTGATTACAAAGTCAAGTAGATTTAATGACAAAATACGAAAATAATAGAAATAATTGCATAATGGGGAATAATAAACAACCAAAAAAACCACGAATGAATTACAACCAAATTAAACGAATTAACAACTAACTTTAATGAAACAACTATTAATTATTATAAGAACTAAGATAGATATAGAATATTATTAGAATAGACTAATAGAGATATAAGAAAGAAGTATTTAATCATTAATGTAATAATACATTGATATTATTAGTTAATATTGATCTTTGTTATTGGATAGATATTTAAAATGTTTTCTGCATACAATTTATTACAAAACATTCTACAAAGTCCTTAAAAGAACACACAAACAATATAATTACAGTTATAAAACTACATAAATAAACATATAACCAACATTATTGTAATAATTGTTGTATTTATTAGATAAGAACTACCTAGTCAGAACAAATATATTTATTTTATACGAACAAAATACGCACAGACCCCCATAGGTCTACGACTATAGTCATTGTAACCCACATCAACTCAGAACACATCTCTCTAAAGGCTCACTAAATAGTAGATTTGTAAAATAAAAAAAGTAACATATAAAAAAAGGATTAATTTAGTTATATGAAAAAAAAGGCAAATAAGAAGGCTACAAAGCCTAAGATAAGTGTGATGAGTGTACTGCTAGGTGAACTGCCAGATAGGTCTCCTGTGGTGCAAAATTCAGGAAAAAACCTTGTTTCTGATCGCAGTGTATCTCGTATGAATGACTATCTAAAGGGTAATCAAAAAGATGAAGTATGAACACGATTACGATCCCATACAAGCCTAGAGAATTACAACAACAAGTTCACAGCAATCTAAAAAGATTTAATGTCTTGGTCTGTCATAGACGATTTGGCAAGACTGTATTAACTGTAAATGAGCTGATTAAGAAGTGCCTACAATGTGAATTACCGAGACCTCGGTATTATTATATAGCACCGACATACAGCATGGCGAAAAGAATAGCTTGGGATTATCTCAAGTATTACACTTCTGTTTTGCCTAATATGGATTATCACGAGACCGAACTAAGAGCTGAACTACCCAATGGTGGTAGAATACAGCTACTTGGTTGTGAGAGACCACAAACTCTCAAAGGACTCTATATAGACGGAGTAGTCTTAGATGAGGTAGCACAAATGCCTCCTAAGATGTGGACTGAAGTTATTAGACCAGCACTATCAGATCGTGAAGGTTTTATGATTGCGATTGGTACTCCTCAAGGTCATAACTCCTTCTTTGATCTGTATAATCATGGTATGCACAGTGAAGGCTGGTACGCAACAAAGTTCAAAGCATCAGAGACACAAGTAGTAAAGGCTGAAGAACTAGAAGAAGCAAAAAAATTAATGCCTCCTGAGATATACGAGGCAGAATACGAATGTAGTTTTGAAAGCTCTGCAATCGGAGCTATTTACTCACAAGGACTCAATAAAGCAGATGATGATGAGAGAGTAACATCTGTACCCTACGATCCAACGATTAAGGTATCTACCTTTTGGGATCTAGGAATGGCAGATAAAACTGCAATATGGTTTGTTCAACAAAAAGGAACAGCAATTCACCTTATTGACTACTTTGAAGATAGTGGTGAGTCGCTAGAATACTACGCTGGAGTTCTTGATAACAGAGGATATGTGTACGATACGCACTACCTACCACACGATGCAAGTGTAAGAGAGATCGGAACTGGTAAATCAAGAGTAGAGATAGCACAAAGTTTAGGTCTATCGACAAGCATTGTACCGAAAATGAGTGTCGAAGATGGAATTAACGCAGTCAGAATGACATTATCACGATGTTGGTTTGACTTTGAAAAGACAAAAGAAGGATTAGATGCCCTAAGACAGTATAAATGGGCTGTTGATGACAAGGGTGTAGCAAAAAATAGACCACAACACGATTGGACATCGCACAGTGCAGACGCATTTAGATATTTATGCACTGGATTACAAGAAACAAAAAGCTGGTCAACACAAATTAAATATCCGAGATTAGGAATTGTATAATGAAATTAACAAAAGAAAGATTAAAAGCACTTATATCGCAAGAAATTACAAATTCTCTTGGTTTTTATGGGGGTGAATTATCTTCACAAAGAAAAAATGCTCTAAAATTTTACTTAGGAGAGCCATTAGGCAACGAAGTTGAAGGACAATCACAAGTAAGATCACAAGATGTATTAGAAGTTGTAGAAAGCATACTCCCTAGCATGATGAGAATTTTTACACAAGGCGAAAGCATTGTTAGATTTGAGCCTACAGGCCCAGAAGATTTAGCTTATGCAGATCAAGCATCAGATTATATCAATCATGTGTTCAACAAAGACAATAATGGCTACAGTATCTTACACACAATGTTCAAAGATGCCCTTATTTCTAAAAATGGCTTTGTGAAATATTACTGGAAAAGAGATAAAGAACAAAAAAAAGAATCTTATGAAAATTTAAATACTGCTGAATATCAAGCATTACTTGCAGATACCGAAGTAGAGGTTATTGAAGTTGAAGAAGGAGATATTGAGTTAGATTTAAGTAATATTGATACAGATGAAACAAAGTACAATGTTACTGTCCAAAGAGTAAAAGAATATGGGCGTGTTTGCGTTGAAAATGTAGCTCCTGAAAGTATGCTTGTAAGCAAAACAGCAACATCTTTAGAAGATTGCGATTTTATAGGGCAAAGAGTATTTAAAACAAGATCAGAACTTATAAGTCAAGGATTTGATAAAAAAATTGTAAACGAGTTACCAGTTGCAGATGAAGAAATTTACAACACAGAGGCAGTAACTAGAAGATCGTATGATGACGAGACGATGCCTCAAGAATATCAAAACATAGATCCTTTATTGACTAGAGTTGCAGTCGTTGATTGCTATATGAAATGCGACTTTGACAATGATGGAATAGCAGAATTAAGACATATAGTAGTTGGTGGAACTGGTGCAAATTCATATCACATATTAGAGAATGAACCTATAGAACAAATACCTTTTGCTATGGTAACAGCGATACCAATGCCTCACAGATTTTATGGTTTGTCTATATACGATTTAATAGGTGATGTTCAAGAGATCAAAACAACCCTATTGAGACAAACTTTAAACAACGCCTATCTACAAAACAATGCTAGAACTGTAGTAGTAGATGGACAAGCTAATATTGACGACCTCCTTACATCGAGAGCTGGGGGGATTGTACGAGTAAAGTCGCCAAATGCAGTAACTCCCCTTGCCTCTCCTAATTTTATGCAAGAAGGACTAGCTATGATGGATAAGGTTGATGCTATTAGAGAGTCTAGATCAGGTGTATCAAAAGTTCAGATGGGATTAGATAGTGATGTTATTAATAAATCACACAC